TCAAAATACATTTCAAGTAAATATGAATCATCAAATCTACTAGATGTATCTTCTCCTAAAACTAAATCTCTATTTACAAGTGTACGAGGTAGATAGTAAATATCTTGACCATATATCTTTAGGCCTTCAATAATTAAATCTTCATGTAATCTCTTTTCAGAGTCGTTACCTATACCTCTGCCGGCTTGAAAATAGTGGTTAACTGCCATGTCATTTTATCCAATCATCATTGCTGGATTTAATTCATACGAGCTTCTGATTTCTTGTTCTAATTTATCAACATCTTGAAGCGCTTCTGAATAAATTTGTTGACCGTTTAGTGTCACACCACCTATCATCTGCACTCCACCAAATTTTGATAGATTAGCACCCCATTGTTTTTTAAACAAAGCGGTTACATATCTTTTTAAGAATATATCATCAAATACATCTGAATGAGTTTCTGGATCCATTTTTCTATATGCTTCAATTACAATATACTCACCTACTCCTAAATCATTTTTCCAATCCATGTCAATGAATAATCTATTATCGTGTTGATTAAATCTCAATGGTTTTTCTCCCACCAAGATATGGTCTAAAAAGTCTAAATGTCTCAATACAACATCATAGTTGATAATACTTGTAGATGAAAAATCATACAAGTCATTTAATCTCATTTGATATCTTACATCAAACAAATTCATGTTTGACTTATTTGAGAACGGAAATATATTGATTACTGATATAACACTTTCAGGTACAACTATAAAGTTGTTACCCTCTTTCCATGATGTAGTAACGCCATTCTTCGTTATACTTTCCGAAGAATCTGCCGTCATTCTAGTTCTATCAGCTTCTGTTAATTGATACTTTAAATATGCTCGTTGTACACCATCATAATGATATTGTGAAAAATACTGTAACGCTTCGTCAATTCTATCTTCTAATTGGTCGTCATCAGCATTAATCTCAATTACAGGCTTACCTAACGCTCTTAAAGCATATTGTTTTAAATTCTCTCTACTTGCTGGTTTTGCCATAATTGTTACCTTTTCTGGTATATTTATAAGAATTATTTAATGATAGGGAAGAGATTATCGGAACAAAACAATTTAATGTCTTCTTCAGGTAAACCAAGGGATTGCATAACTCTAGGTGTATGTGGATTCATTTGTTGATGTTTACAGTAGTAATTTTGCGCTTCTCTAACATCTTCCGGCTTACTATCGTCATGGAATTCTATTATTCTATCAAGATAAAAAGACAAATTATTCTCAACTAAAAGACATATATCATTTAACTCTTTTTCTTCTCTAATATTACCAGCGGCTATCATATGAGGACTAAAAATTTTTAATGCCCAATCAGGCAATTCTCTAGGTTTAGAAGGTTTATATTTTGATACTAAATCACCGAAAGCATTTACCATTCGGTGGTCTTTTTTAAGTAAAGGTGAAAAATCGTGAAACGCACCAGTAACTTTCTTTTCGCCTGCAATAATATCCCAACCAAAAATAGGTCCACCATTTGTCAATCCTGGAAAGACACAGACATGTTGCATCCATAATCCTTTTTCTTCTCTTACATCAACTACATCAACATGAGCTCTTCTTACGCCTTGATTTGACCATGTTCTATTAGTCCAATTATCGTTGTTGAATCTATCCATACCAGGTTCATTATATTCATCTAAATAAAAATTTAACTTTTGTATTATAGTTTCGCTATTTCTTATTAGTCTATCCCAAATCATTAATCTTTACCTTCCATTGTAGTACCTTTAAAGGGGTCGTTTTCTGTATCTCTATAACTTAAATCGTGTAACTCTTTCATTTCTTTAAATAGTTTAGTTGCACTTTCAAAACAGAAAGTAGCTTCTGGTAAGACAGAATGTTCATATACATTTAAATATGAATTGATAGTCTCTCTTACAATTCTTTTGTAATCTCCAACCTCTTGATGTTTAAATTTATAATATCTATTAGGACCTGGAGTTTTTCTCATAATCATTTGACCACCAGATAAATCTCCTAAATGTCGTACATATATATGAGCATACAGTTTCATAGCCTCATCTTGTATAGATTCAATATGAGCAATATAATCTTTTGTACTTTGTGTGATTTCTGGCGTATCTATTTTAAAAGAATTATAATCATATAATATATGTTCAGCTCTTAATAAACCAGGTGTATCTCTAAACAATGAGTTATGTAATCCATATTTTTCTAATACAGAATAACATTGAAGTTGATTGTATAGATATGTCGCATATAGTTTTTCATCTATATTACCAGACATTAATATTCTCACAAATGCCTGTCTTTCGGCGTCTTTGTGATGTTGCATAGTTAATTCTTTAATGTCAAGCATATAACATAACTCCTGATATGGCGACTAGCAATAATGCCCAACCACCTAATAGTTTACCGTAATAAGATAGACTTGTTCCAAAATACATCTTACCAATCGCTACGCATTTATGCATAGGTGATAATATATATCCAGCAAAGTCAACTGCAAAAAACCATGGTAGATATGCAAGTCCATATAAACTAGTTAGTATTACCATGATAGCACCAAATCTACTTGATGAACCTAGTATCCATGCAAAACCAAATGCTAGTAATGATATAGCACCAAATCCTACTGGACTATTCATATCAACACCTGTACTACCTATAAACTCTTTAATCTCACCAGTATATAATCTTGTTGTATTTGCAAGTAAGATAATAACAGCTACCCATGCTACAATCTTCCAATCTACATAACTTAATAATTTTTTGTAATTAAATGTTTGAGTAACAATCGCATAATACAATGTAAGTAATCCAAATGCCCATAAGAAATTTACACCTGCAATTACAGCACTAACACCCATAATATAAGGGAATACATATCTTGTAATTCTACTTACTTTGATTTTCTTTTTAGTATCTACTAATTCTATATCACTATCTTTTACCATAAAGATTAGATACCAAAGTATGTAAGAAAATGTAGCTACAATTAACGGCCACATAATACCTAGAAAGGCAGTATAAGATAAACCAAAGGCAGCCATTGGTAAGATAACGGTCTTTTCTATAGGCGACCAGAAATAATAATGATGAGAAGACATGAAATCAATAGGTCCAAACTTCTCTCTTTTCTTTTTATCTTTTGGTGCCATTGTATCTAACAAACCTGCCGATACAGTTACACGACCTTTGATAGGTAATACACCTGTCATTGCACTAAACAAGGCTACAATAGCTCTGTTACTTTTAATACTTCTTTTTAGAAATGCAAATACATCACTAAACAAATTGTTTTCTTTTATCATACCCGCTATCATCATCACAAAGACAATAAGAAACAAATAGACCTGTCCTTTTAAAATAAATTCTATCATGTTAAAAATAGTTAAAGTTTATATTAACTCTCCTCGGTTGATTAGTGGTGTTGGTACTACAATGTGGTTTTGAAGCGTCAAACAATAACATTCTATTTGCGACACTTTGTATTTTAGTACCGTCTTCTAATTTAGTATAACCATCACAAGTGTTTATACTTAACACAGCACCATTATTATAATAATTATAGTCTGTATGTAATTCGTGTTCTCTCAACTTATCATCTTTTAAATAACTGTTTATCTTAACTCTTATCATAGATTTGATATCTAGTTTCTTATATACACTCTTCATTATAGTTTCATAATGAGGAGAAGATGGTATAGTATCTTCGTATAATATATGTAGATAGTAAGAAAAATTATCCGATTTATCTTTATCTAAACCTGTTTCTCTATAAGAGTCCATATAAAACCATGGAAAAGGTTCATTCATAATTAAGTTGTGAATAAAAATAAAATCTTCTTTATCTAAAAAATCATCAATTACTTTATGCATGTTATAATCCTATATTAAAAGAAATGGCTATCTTCTCGCCCTTTGGTTGTAATTTGTTTCCGTGTAATGTATCGCTTTTGAACATAAGTAAGTTACCTGCCTTACAATCCATATTTACATCTTTTTGATTGTATATATTTGGAGATTTAACTTCTATATGATTCGGATAATAATATGACTGGTCATAAAAAGTTATCGCTGATTTCTCTGGTGCCTTTATATAATAAACACCTGATACTAAACAAAATCCGTGGTGGTGAGGAAATAAAAAATCATTTTCATCACTAATATTAAACCACATTTCATTGTATTTACACTTGTCAATATATGAATCACTATATTGAAGATGTGTTAAAAAGTTTATAGCTTTCTGATAAATAAAATCAGTTAAAAATTTTATCTCTTGTTTTTCAAATAAATTGGTATCTAAATGAAATGTTGAATCTACATTTTGAGTAGGTGTTCTTTTATGACCTGTCTTTTCTAATTCTTCTTTTAGAAAACCCTCTATAAATCCTAGTTTATCTGTAAAGACATTTTCCATTTGGATTAGAGGCCTTGGAAATAAATTTAATAGTCTTTCTTTAAGCATAATATAACTCTCAATCTAAAAATAATTAATATTAATATTCATTCTTGTTTTAGTATCTGAACAAGATGTACTACAATGCTGTTCAGACGGGTCAAAAAATATAATTCTGTTTGCCACACTTGGTATTTTTTCGTCACCTATTTTAGTATAACCATCACAGGTATTTAGGCTATATAAGGCACCCTTATGTGGAAAGGGATAGTCTGTATGACTAGCATGTTCTTTTACACCTAGACCTTGATTTAAATAAAGATTTGCTTTTGCTCTAATCAAAGCTTTAGGGTCTACCTTTTTTAATAATGGAAATATTAATTCAAAGAAACTGCTTTGTTGTAATGATGTTTGATTATAAAATACATGACATAGATAGAAAAAAATATCTTTATCTTTTTGTTCTATAGTAATCTTATCTGCAAGGTGCCAATCAAAACCAGTATCAGACATCACCTCTAAAATTCTTTTGTAATCTTCTTCGGGTAAAAAGTTATCTATAATTTTCATTTCAAGTCCTCATAGTTATCAGGATTTCTTATATACAATCTTTTACCATGTATATCTTCTTTATAGTCTAATGTTTTAAATTTAATTTCTTGATATATTTCATCAGCAATAAGCCATCTAGGCATTTTTGGTCCTTTGACATCCATCAACCAATCAAAAGGATTTCTTCTATTACTAAAAGACCAATAGTATTCATATTTAAAAGGAGATTTTTTAAGAATACAATATCTTAAACCACCACCTCTTTTAAATTCGTTAATAACTTCCCATTGTGCGTCATTGGTTGTCCTAATTATATGTGGTATTCCAGGTTGTTCACCATATCTGCGAAACTTATTATCCATGTTAAATTATCAGGTGATTGCTATTTTCAGGCTCACCCATTTCTCCCTTAATAAATGTGTTAAATGATATTGTAGTCCTATCTTTGTTACTTTTATTCTTATCAACATCATGTACCATAGATGAAGGAAATATAACCAATCGGCCAACTTCATTCATCACTCCTACTTTTGTAGCTGTAAATGCGTTACTACCTGTTTCGTTTTCATAAAAAGCAAAATTACCAAAAGATGTTCTATCATCATATCTATAAAAGAAAGTAGGACATGTATCTCCTTCAACATAGTATATACAACTAAAAATACTATTAGGGTGCATGTGTGTATGATGATATGAATTTGGTGGATTTTTATTCATCCAAGATTGTGTAATATAAAAACTTGTTCTATCACTAGCACCTAATTGTTTAGCAAACGCCGTAACATTAAGTAAACACCAATGTTTAAAGTCTTTCATAGACTCATCATTCATTATATCTTTTCTAGTAGTTAAAAAATTATTACCTTTATTTTCTCTAACTTCTAGTGTTTTTAAATAGTGTAATTGTTTGTCTGTTAACTTGTATAAGTTATCAGATTTATATACAGGTGTTGCAAATACAGCGTCTATCATGTAAAGTACCTCTTATATATTTTACTAGCCAGTTGTCTTGTAGGTCCAAAAGAAAAAGTTTTTATGTATTTTTGCATATCAACCCACTTTATATCTTTATCGTTAGCTGTTCTAACTTCAAAGTTAAAAGTTTTTTCAGATAAAGGTATAATATGCATTAAAGGTGTGCCTGCTTTTATCAATCTTTCACCACTCTCAACATTCCAATTCATTTGTATATTTATCTCACTTGATTGACTAGGGTCTAATAGACCAGTTGTTGACTCATAATCATAATGGTCAGGATAATTTAAAGGTAAACATAAAAGTTTTAGACCCTCTGGAACAATTACATTCCAAGGTGTATTAATTTTTACTATGCTATTGATTGTACCTTTTCTTTTAGGTATAAAACTTGTAATTTTTTCATTGTGGGTATCAATAAATTTTATATCACTTAAAGCACCAAAATTTTTATCTGGTACTTCCCATGAAAATCCTGGTTTATTCTTTTCAGTTTTTATATTTACATCATACCACATAGGTACGATATAACCTGTTTTAAATAAATCAAATATACCAGGACAATATGATACATGGGTAAAACGACCAGTATCATAGTGAAAATCTTTTTTATTTTTTCTTTCTGATAAATCTTTTATTGCTGATTTAGTCCAATCAGGTTTATAATTCTTGGCTTCTATAATAGGAAATGCTTCTGCTACGCCAGGTATTGTACTAAAAAATTCTATTGTTTTCATACTTTATTCAAGACAAAAATGCCTAATCCATTCCAATAATCAGTAGGGTCTTCACCCTTTGTAAATAACTCTTCTTTAAATAATACTTTATAACCTAGTTTATCTAACGACTTCTCTGTACCTGTTCTTACTTGCAACCAATTCCAGTCATCAATAATTAAACAGAAAGTATTATCAATCTTACTATTATATTTAGTCAAGAAATTAAAGTGAGCTTCCTCGGTGTGTTCGCCATCATAGAGTACAACATTTGATTTTACAGGTATCTTGCTCAAAGACTCCGCCGAGTCCGAGTCCGTTATAGTTACGGATTTACCACCAGTATATGGTCTAATATTTTTTAAGAACACTTGTTTAGTATCTTGGTTCTCTGCGTTTATATCAACATCTCTCATAGGAACATTATGCGTATCTGACCAGTTATCAACAGCATTTGCAATTATATTATTACCTTGCAAAGCAGAGGCAAACATAGCACCTTGATATACACCAACTTCCAGATACTTACAATCTGGTACTTCACACATATTATTAATAAAGTGTTTTACTTTGTGAGATGTAAGTCCAGGTATATCTAATACTGTTTGAGATAGTTTTGATTCTTCGTTATTAGACTTGACTAATGCATTTTTAACGGCGTCTAACATAACCTTTTCATTATTCTTCATTGTTATTTTATCACATACATTGCAATCCCAACAATCAAACTTACAATTTCTAATAGTTGTCTTCCATACATCAACTCTTTTTTGTGCAAATTGATTATCTCTTATAAAGTTTTCATAATCAGTATATAATATCTCGTCACCTCTATCAAACTTTTCTATGATTTTCATAGTCTCAAATAAACGAGAAACACTTTCACGACCATGCATTTTTACCACATCTATGTAACCTAACAATCTATCCCACTCATCTCTAAATGGTGGAAAGTTTGCTATTCGCCAATGATATGCTGGGTCTTGTTCTTCCCATTTAGGACATGAGAAGTAACTTATAGCTGTTTGAAAGTAAGTAGGTTGATTACCTTTGCTTCTTGTATTGTTATATAAAAAGTGTTCGTCTTGTACAGGACAGTTTCCCCAACAGCCCTCATTTGCCAGTAAGCTATACTTGACATCAACGCCAAGTTTATCCTTGCAATACTTTTTCACATCTTGCATACGCTTCAAAGTATCTTCATCTCTCATTAAATCTCTATCAAAGTTTATGTAATGAAATCCTGCCTCAACTTGCTTTATAACTTCATTAGCTCTTTGTGTATTTCGTAATATTGTATTCTTTATCATCACATCTGGATATGCCTTTTGAAAACGGCCTGTTAACATCCAAAGAGTGTGAGGTATTGTAACTATACGGACTCCCTTATCGTATAGTTTTTTAAAATGTGTGATTAGTAGTGTAAGATTTTCTTCGGTAGGTGGTACTTCTATATTATTAAAAGTAGCAGACAAAGGAATGCCTGTAATCTTTGGTATGATAAAGGCATTATCGTTAATTAAATCAAATTGACTTTCATTGAAGATATCTCCCATTGCGTCTTGCGTGAACGGAGGTATACGACTTGTAAAATATACATCATAGATTAGATGTTTATATTTTTTAAGAAAATTTAGGAAATAATCAAACTGGTCTGGTGATAATTTCGGATTTAGGGGTATACTAAACATAAATTCATAATATAAAACAGCAGTTACTAAAAATTACTAAAACTGAATTTTAGAAGCTGGAGCGCCTAATGAAGAGTCTTCAGCTAGTTGCTCTGTACTAGCAGTTAAACCTAATTTTTCGTGTCTCCACTTATGTGCTTTAGCAATAGTGTCTAATGCGTCAACTTCATCCTCTAAAACTTTTTGTTCAGCTAATTTAGTAGCGACAGCAGAATTATAAGTTGTAACTTTAGTATTAATTTTTGATACTAATGCTGAAACTGTAATTCCTCTAGCAGTTGCCATTGTAGTTAACATTGGTGTACTTGCTGTATTGTCGGCTGTCCATGCAGCTGCTTCATCTTTTTGTTGTTCAAATGACAATTGTTCTAAATCGCCAACTCTTGCACTTACGATATCTTTTGCTTTATCGTTAAATCTATCTCTAATATATTTTTTGAAAAGAATTTTGTTAAATGAAAGACCTGAAGCAATATCATCAGCAGTCAAATCATATCTTGTACTAGAAGGAACATCTTCGTCTGATTCTATTTCAGGAAAATCATCTGTAATAGCGTTACCTGTTTTTATCTTTACATAACCTCTGTATGCGTCTGAAAATATAGCTGATTTAGCTTCTGCTGCTGTTAATGTTTCTGCGCCGATTGAATCTAAATCCAATCTCATATCTTGATGTTCGTCTGCAATTCTATAAACACCGTATGCGCCATAACCGTAGTAAGATTCCAACCAACCCTTGCCTGAAGCGTCTTGTTGTTTTACTAATACATGTATGTTAGCCATCTGAATTGTCCTTTAAGTCTTTATACTTATTATTTATAAGAGTATTGTTCTTATCTACATCACTTTCTAGCATATTTTCTGCTATAAATTCATCACTAATACCCATATGTTTCATTTTTTCTTTGTTTTCTGGACTTACATAACCTAATTTTAAGTCATTTATAGACTTTTCAGTTAATAAACCCATGCCTGTGCCTACTCTTACCGTGTAATCACTAGTCAATTGTAAACACTCTGCAATTTCTTTTGGTGGTAACATTGCAATAGCATCCATATTACCAGTACCTATTTTTCCATAAGATAACATTTCCATACTTGCCTGTTTGGCCAATCTAGCTATCCAATGTTGTCTTTCTAATTCTTCTTCTAATTCTTTATTACCAAATACATCTAATAACTTTGTGCCATCTGGTAAAGTACCTTGAGGACCCTCACACAACTCTCTAATTAATTCTAGTAATGCGTCCTTTTCTTTTAATGCACCTACTATAGCGTCTTCGTGTCTTTTTTTGTCTTTTACAATATTCAATAAGTCAATTTCAATATATTGTTTTTCAATATCGTTTGTAGAATTGGCAAGTTTTTCTCTCTCAACCATTTCTTCTAATTCTTTTCTTTTAATTTCCCATTGAATATGTAAAAAAGAATCTTGTCTTATTTTTAATTCTAAAAATAATTGTTTTAGATTGTGGAAAGGAGTAAGTTGTGCTCCACCAACAAAGTGTTGTAATTTAAATTTGGGAACTGAACTGTCAACATCATTGTTAGCAAATTCAATTAGTTGTGTATCTGTCATATCTTCTATGACTACACTATCATTCTCTTTTTTCATATCATTCTCCATTTTATACTATAATATAATATATTTATCTATGTTCTCCAGCCGCAATGTCCTGATGATTGTCCAGCATTTGCTGTTGGTTGTAAACCACTATGGTCTGTTCTTGAATCTGTAGAAAACTGTTGTTGCCATGTTCCGTTATTTTGAGCACCATCATAGTTACCAATCATGTAACCCCAATCTTGACCCATAATAAAGTTTTCTTCTCCACAGTTTGCACGGTATTTTGAAAAAGTACCTGTGTTACTATCGTTAGTTAAATTCCATCTTCGTAAGTTATAACCACCATTATAAGAACCTTCGTTACCACAATAACCAACTCTTATTTTTGTTGGTTGACCTTTTTGTTGTCCGTGAGCAGACCAATGAGAAGAACCAGAAACAGAAAATGTTTGATGATTAACTTTCCAACCTGCTGAATCAGCCCAATGATATCCTTGGTCTTTATCAGAAAATGCTGAGTTTGTAGAACCTGACCTTAAATCTCCACCATTACTTGATTGTCTTGCCTCTGTACATAAGTTAAATACTTCCATACCTGTTCTATCTCCACCACCGTGGAATGATAGATAAGTTTCTTTGAATGATGTACCCGAGTCATTTCTATCAGAATAAGTATTAAAAACACTATTGTGTGATTTACTTGTTTCCGTGTACATATGAAACGCTGATGTTCTTGAACTAACTGTAAAGTGACTATTATCAGATGGTGTTGACCATAAGAAAAAAGTAGTATCACTACAAGCACCTGAAATATATGAACCAGGGTGGTCCATTTGAATACCTAAATTTGTAGTTTGGTGTGTTGCGTGATTTGTTCTATGCACTTGTCTCCAAGGAGAACCATCTTTATAACCACCACCTGTATAACCAACATTAATTACTTGTCTAAATTTCCATTGAGCAGCTCTTGAACTTGAGTCTCTATAACCTTGGCTGTTTGCACCACCATAACCGGATGTATTTACATTACCTGTTTGTTGTAAATTAGATAATTCGTTACCTGTAAAAAAAGGAGTATAGTAAGGAAATTTACTTTGATTGTATCTGTTATCACCGTAAATTCTTAATGCGTTTGCACCTCTTGAAACATTGATGTCTTCGCCTACTACACCGCCACCAAAAATTTCACTATTACCACTAACTGTATTAGAAAAAACTTGATGATTAACTGTACCAGACCCGCCACCTGAAGCTAAGTCTCTGTATGTAGAATTGAAAACACCGTCAGTCACCTGATTCATGTGACGAATACCATAGTTATACGCTCTAGCGTCTTCATAGGTATTCGCTCTGTTAGAGGGACTACCTGGTCCTGCGTCATGTATAGTTTCAGTAGTACCTATTTCAGAATTGTTTTGTCGTCTTCCGTACCGTCTACCGAATATTGGTCCAGCCATTAATTATCTCCCGTAAAACTTTTTACTAAGCTATTGTTTCGTAAGAAATCACATAGTCTAAACGAGAGTTTGTAGCTGCGCCACCTCTAATTGAATCACCTTCTTCAAGGTATAGAGAAGAACTTTTATCTGTAACAATGACCACGGTATTTGCTGGGCAGTTTACATTATAAGCTAAAAATCTGTCGTTAGAACCATCATAGAAAGATATTCTGAAAGTTGTATCTGTACCTGCTTTGTTAGTAACTACGATACTGTTCATTTTATATACAAGACTTGATGAAGCTGAGTTTGAAACTAAAGCCGTTGTATATGTAGTATTTAATTCACCACTATCAGTTTTACCTCTAATCGTTGCGACATTTACTATATTTGGATTTGCCATGTTTTATCCTTTTTTCCTTTTATATTATTTATCCAAAAACGATTGCCATTGCAATCCCTTTACCTGTTGAGAAAGAGTTACTATCTACATAAGTTTTCACTGCTTGCTCGGTAGGGACGGCAGTATCAGAATTACCTGCTAATGTACCGTCTGTACTAAATTCGTTAATTGTTGCACCAATAGCAGCACCAATAGAACCAAGTTGTAACTCGGTCAAACCTGAAAGGTCAAATGCGTCTGCGTTTAGTGTAGCAGTACCAGTTGCCTGGTCAATCTTAAACTGCGCTCCTACTCTAAAGTTACCAAGTTGGTCAGTTGAAGTGTAGTACACACGACCACCGTTTTGCTCAGTAGTTTCTCTTGAAGCGTCATAAGGTTGAGTATTACCTACACTATTTGGATAATTGGTGTCAGTAAATGAACCAGTACCAATTGATAGGAAGTCGTGACCTGTCAGACGGACATTAGAGAAGTTTTTAGTTATATCAACTTCCGTATTGTCAGGCGCTTTTGCCGTTCTTTCAGGAGTGATTGCTAATTTGGCTTGTTTGTTTGTTGTATCTGTATTTGTAATAGCAGTTACACGATAATATTGTGAGTCACCAGCAAACTGTAAGTTAGAACCTATTTCAACTGCTGTTGCACTTGTTAATAATGATGATGTACTATCTACTTCAAATAAGAAACCAGTTTGACCAGTTGTCGGTGTTTTAGGTGTAATTGTACCTGCTGAACCGTATGCTGTAAAACCTGAACTGTCAACATTTGTTGTTGAAGCTGGGTCAACATTTGATGATAAACTAAATGTGTTTGCTGTTCTATTCTGAACATAGTAAGTATTACCATTCAATTGTGTCATACCAACAACACCAGATATTACGATTTTATTACCGTTATATAATCCGTGACCGTTAGATGTAACAACTGCTGGGTTAGCCTGTGTAACACCTGTAATTGTTTTTGTAGCTGAGTCAACTAAATCGGTAGCAGTTGTTGATACTTTAAAGTTGTATGAAGAACCACCAGTAACATTGACTGTTTCTCCTGGAGAGAATAATCTTCCGTTACCGCCTTCAATTTTTAATTTTCTAGTAGCTTGTACAACATCAATTGCTGTCGCTGTTGCACCTGAAACAGCACCTGTTAAAGTGTCTCCTTCAGCAACTGTAGCAGAAGCAATGTTACCTTGTAAGTTTTGGAAAACAATTTGCGAACCTCTTAATTGTACTTCGTCTGGTGTTTCAGCTGCACTTACACCGTCAGCAAAAGCACCGTATTCTCCGTATGCGTTTGAACAGTTAAGAGCACGAATTACACCACCTGTTTCTGCGTTAAAACCTTTATCACAATAGTATGTAAAGACTGATACTAACTCTGCACGAGCACCATTGATTGCTGAAACACCTTTACCGTCTGTGTTAATTTGAGTAAAGTCATTTGCAATCATTGATTTGTTACCTGTTGAATGAGCGTTACCGTCAATCATCATACCAGTTGTACCTGTGTTAACAGAGGTACAGTTATGCATGTAAGGTGAAGCAGTCGTAATTGCACCACTAGGGTCAAGAGAACAAACATTAGCGCCTGTTGTCATACCTTGCATTGTAAAGAAAGAAACATAGTTTGCATTGTTCGTTAAGAACATAGAAGTTACATTGTTTGCTTTTACTGAAGCAACAGCAGCTGTTAAAGCTGCACCGCCACCAGCACCTAATACATTGTCTGCAATTGAAATTGTATCGCCTACTGTAAAGTAACAACCACCGTAAGTTGGTGTAACTGTAATTGTAGATGAACCATCAATAACTACTGTAACTTTTAATCCAACACCTGAACCACTTGTTGCTGTAGCAAGAACATTAGTATATGTTCCTGGTGTTCTTGAAGCGTCATTGGCACCTACTGTACCAATTGTTAATACCTCTGTAGAATTACCAGTTGCTGGTTCTACTTTTGTTGCTCTTAAAGAGTCACCTAAAAGTGTAACTTGTGGTGGTATTCTAATCGGGAATACTTCTTCGTAAGTACCTGATTGAACACGAATTGTATCACCGCCTGCAACTGTATCAACTTCAAAGTTAATATCATTAGTTGGGTTACCTATAGCTGCTTTAGCAATTATAGCTGTGTTACCCTCTGCCCAACCTGAACCATTATTAATAATAGTAATTGTCGGTGTAGATGAACCGTCTGTTACGATATCTGCTGTAGCACCTGTAGATGAACCACCTGTTATAGATACATTTCTAAATGTACCTGGCGTTCCACCTGTACCACCTGTAATTGATTTAATTTGTGATATACCATTTGAGCCTGCAAGTTGACAAGCCTTTTTAATTGTTTTTAAAGGTAAAGTTTCTGTTCCTGGATTTGTGTCTAATCCTTCTGGAGAAACAAAGAAATTATTACCTGAACTTTCTTCAAAATATTCTAGTCCGTTACCAGCAGCGTTAACTCTTAATCTGTCTCCTTGTCTACCGATTGGTAGTCTTTCAGGTCCAGATGAACCTTGTTGTACGATATCACCTGTTGTAGTAAATACTCCAGATGGAGCACCTTTTACAAAGACAGCCCATTGAGTATTATCAACTTCATTTCCTGGTGCTTGACCAGCTGTTGTATCTATTTTTGCTCTATAAGTTGAACTAGATGAAATTACAACTTCACCAACTTTGTAAGCAGTTGAATTGCTGTATGTTCCTTGAAGAGAAACACCTTCAACTAGTCAATCTGCGTAAGATGAGTTAGTTGGTAATTGACCTGCTGTTGTAGTAACTTTAAATACATAAGTGTTACCACCGTATTGTACAACTTCACCAGTTTTGTAAACAGTAGAAGACGACCATGTGCCTTGCATACTGTAACCGGTAGTAATTACTTCCCAATCTGCACCTGAATCTATAGGTGTAACACCTGTGTTTGCTCTTTCAGCAACATACTGATATCCACCGTAAGTAACAATGTCACCTTTTTGGTAAGCTGTTGAGTTTGACCAAGAGTCTTCAAATTCAAGACCTGGTAAAAATTCTGCGAATTTAGTTGTGTCAAGAGTTGCACCTGCTGTGTGAGCAGTTGTACATCTCCAAAGACCTGGACCATATTTTACTATGTCATCTACTTTATAATATGTTGATTGTGTGTAGGTTGATTTGTATTCGACACCGCCAACCATTTTTTGCCATTTTGTAGGGTTGGCTGCTAAATCTGTTTCAAAAGCTGCTGAAGAAGTGTGGTTTGCTAATGCTATAAAAGCGTTACCACCATATCTTACAACATCATCAGCGATATAAGCAGTTGCTCCTGCCCATGCGCCTTTCCATACAAATTTAATTCTCCCTAATACGAAATCTGCCATTTGTTATCCTATGTTGTATAGTTCCTTGTATTTCCTGCTGCTCCTGTATTATATGTGAAGTCTGCGAAATATCTAGCAACTAGAAATCCGTCTGCGTTCATATAATAAGTCAGCTTACTGTTATCAAAACGAACACCGTCATACGCTCTTGAGCCTGGTGTTCTACCATCAGCTAATTCTGTACCTTGGTTCGATATTAATGTTCTGTTATATTGGTTTGCGTCACCACTATTAGCGTCATCAACACCATTATACGGAGTACCATAATCTGCCAAACTAATTGCAACATTTGGATCCGACATAAATGCCTTGGTATAAGTTAATATGCCTTCGTCAGCTTGGCCATCATTAGCAAATGTTCGTCTTTCTACTTTAAGACCATGAAAGGCAGATTGGGCACTACTAAAGATACCTGTATCTGATTTCTTATCTACTAAATACGCCATAACTTAACTCCTTAAATACTATTTATAATACTTTTATTATGTAACTTCTAAAATAGCCGCTACTGCTTCCATTTCAGGTTGAGACGAATCAGAGTTTAATTCTCCAACAACTCTCAATAT